GCTCGGTTAAGCGTATTCAGGAAGATACAGAGATCAGGGGCCCATTTTTAATATCGCGCTTTATAACACAATACTGTTCCTGGCTGTTGGTGCCATGTGGTATCCATTTTCGAGTTTCGCTCAGTGGAACACTAAACTACTTGCTCTATCACACTCTTCATCAGAGAGTATACCTACCAGGTGTGACCCTGTATGGTAAGTAACTTCGGTTTTTGTTCATAAATTATAATAGCGACGAATTGACATTTTGCGATATCAATCAGTTTTTATTAGGTTTATAAGCTCTAACCAAAAAGAGCTTAAACTACTTTAATGTGTAGTTTACCATATACATCTTCTAGCTGACGTACAAACTGGGTTATATTTATAAATTTGATAAAGTTTTCCAAACAAATATAAACTTGATCAAATAAATGATGCAGCGAATTTTCCAGCGCTTAAGATATCCTCGAACCCTATGGAAGCGATTTTATCTGTTATCATTTATCCAATGTTGACGCTTGAACCTGTCAGTTATTTACCTGTGGTTCCTGCTGTTGCGCCCGTTAAGTCTTTTGATAAGACTTATTAGAGTTTATGTCCGTCGGCTACAGTAACTTTAGATGGTGAAGGTGCAGAAAAAGCTGCAAATGTAAGAGTTGGAATAAACTCTATACCTGTCACGATCTCAACTCTATATAAGTCATTTACAGCTACCCCATTCATTTTTATGTAAATAGGATTTCTGTAAATTTCTGATATAGTGTCTGCATCATTACCTAACACGTTTGAAACGAACACATTATCTCTAGGATCTAACGGTATCCAAATATAGTCGACACCGTTTTAGCCTATACCGGCTAATTAAACCTCATAAGATGTTGGATATTATCTGAGATCAGTAGCACTTAAATTACTAATAGATACAGCATTAGAGCCTGCAGTTTTACCTGGAACTTATCCTATTGTTAGAACTCCTGATCTAACAGTAATGTTAGATAAAGGGTAAATTCTAATACCAGTTCGAACAACTCGATAACTGGTAAATCTAGCTAAGGTGTTAGCTGGATTCGCGGTCCCGAATGGGGCCATAGGATGATCATACATTATGGTATTATTAGAAGCAAAGTCTATTTATTATCCATTGACTACAATGTTAGCAAAGCCTTAAGCGACTGTGTCTATATCATTCCCATGAGTTAAATTATGAGGAAGTACTAACATTGAAAATTAACCACCTGCAACTTATGCAGCAGTGGTGTCAATTATCATCTTAAAATCGAAAATCGAAGTAGGAATATAGAAATCACTAGGTCCTCTCACACACATGGTGTTGAAAGGTGATAACACGGATTTAAAATAAGAGTTTATTACGCTCTTTGTTAAATTCATTTATTAAGTGTTACCCTTAAACGCAGTAGAATGCGCTTTTACTTAGTCGAATTTTCTTTACATATTCTTTAGTTCTTTTTTCATGTTTACAACTTATTTATTATTTCCTTAGACAGCTTATTTCTAAGAAAAGTGTGTTTGTGGGTACACATTGGACCTGCTCTTTCCTCCTTGGCTTGGGTTTTTATTAGATTTTGTAGGAATTGGAAATAATCTGGATAAGATAATTAGTCTACACCAGATAATTTTGTTGTGATTTATGTGGTTAAAATTTAATACCACAGTGATATACATAGCGTAGAAGAAAAACATGCGCAAACATATTTTTCCGCTTTTTTGTTAATTGTAATCATTTCTTAACATGCGCTTATTGTCCATAAGAGAGTTCTTTTACAATGTTTCTCCTACATTGGATCTTGGTGTTTAAAGACGTAAAATCAACGTCTGTCTTCAAGACGCTGTTACGCATCTTTCTGAAGTTCCTTAATCTATAGTGCTCTAAGTAAACACTATTTCCAGTGGTTCTGAATATAAGATAAAGATTTTTTCATCTAATGAACAAACTCTTAATCCTCCAGAGGCCACACCTGACACAAGTTCGGAAAATGGGGAAAATTCCCCATAACAATTTCCGTGTGTCAAATTTTCAATGCGGAGCGAGTGTGTAGGTCGGCCAGCCGCGTCGCCTACATTATTTATAATACGATTATGTACCGTATTATCCCTGTACTCTGAGTCAGTCCTGAAATTTAAAGCTTTCATCTCTAACTCATATATGTTGGTACTGGGTTTAATCTTTTTATATACCTCAATTAGATCACTCGTTAATAAACTTTTACTAGGTGCACCTAAAAACTAAACTAGTTCCTTTATATACTCTAACTCACATCCAGATAAATGTATACTATCTATGGATGCTTATTTTAATTATTTTAAAAGTATATCATGCTTTTTTGGACATTTCATATGTATCTAAGAATCTGAAAACATCTACATCATAATTCTTTAAGGATTTCTGAACATCTTCAGACCAAATCCTTTTATGTATCCTCCACATAGACTTAGAAACGAAAAGTAAGTATCGTCAATCTCTAAGCCTTTTGTGCCTTAACCTAAACCAAATTCCCCCTCGGGCCGCACCTTCACATCTGTAAATACGAAATCAAAGGCTATTCTAAACTGGGCTAACAACAGACGTTCCAATAACATCAGCTGATCATCGCCACAAACAAAGTACCTATAATGGGGTATCCCTGCAATCCAAAAAGTAAATCTTAAATACACTGAAACTCTCATAGTATTACCAAATGTTGTTCTGGTCGGATGGCCAGAAAACACTGTTCCTAAAACTTCAGCTGTAATTAATTTTTACTTTCTTCCTGTCATTGGATTTACCCAGAAAGTTTGTACTTTCCACTTCATTTTGGTCACCATCTCTTTAATCTTCTCTTTGTGTTGATCTCTCAAGCAAGATTATGAGTCTAGAATATGGTCAATAACTTAATTTATAATATATGAATCGACTGCTTCAATTAGCTCTGCATGTTAACGTGAGTCATGTGAATCTCCATCGTTACTTATAAAAACTGGGTCTTCAAATTCCATCGCAGCCTGTTCTATGACTTTCTCTTTTTCCTTAAGACTTTTATCACCTATGTAAAAGCCAAAACAGTCCTTCATAGCTGTTTTTAGTATCCATGAGACATATCCAGCACAAGCTTTGATCTTGTTATCTGGGTTAAAGAAGCATCTTGCTCTCTTTGTTATTTCTTCTTACAAAATTTTTTGATCAAGTAGGTGGTGTTCCCCAATTTTGTTTAAGAATTCTATTATATCTTCAAATGTTGCTGTTACTAAAAAATCATCAAAAGCGTCTGAGTACATCTTACTCTTCGCTACATCCTTCTTGGCAATATGCGCAAAATAATCTTGGAAACTTGGTAATTTGTCATTATTATTAATGTGCGCAATAAATTTCTTTATTTCTTCATCTTACCTCACAAATGCTTAAAACATTGTAAGTACATCTGGATCTGGGTATAATCTCCCCGAAGCTTATCGGCCTATAAATGCCCCTATAGTATTTAGCGGGCATTTAGCAAAATGTATTAACTAAGCATTAATATCTACTGGTACATGTAATGATACTTTTAATGCAGATACTCCACAACAACAATATTTACCATAATAATCCATGAGATCTTGAGCTGTTTCCGCTGGATACGGAACTTTATCAATATCATAGAATACTAAGTTACTTATTGCTCTAGTGTTTAATTTTTCTATATCATAATATTTCTTGTTTAGTTAATGCATATTCTTACTTTGAACTGAGTTTTCTTCTGTTATAATCACTTGGTCTTTCAATGTCCCTATCATTCTGGCGTTAAAGGAGGTCACCTGTCTACGGGATAATCTCTTCTTTAAGGAAAAGAAGAGATAGGAGCAAGCTCCCGCAACAACTACACCACTCAAGAGTTCTCTGAGTGTGCAGATTTTTACTAATAATTTTGAAATCCCTGGAACCAGGTAATCTAGACCTTTAAAGAAATAGGTACATAGTGGTTCCCAGGCTTTGTGAAGCAAGGATCTGGCTACATATAGCGGAGTGAATATGGCTGTAGTTAACATTATTTATTTGTTATAACTTTTTTCTGCATCATCCCCTGCTCTCACTCTTTAAAAGAACGGAATGAGAGGTTTCATGATCTGGGCTTTCAATTATTAAAAGTCTATGTAATTAGCAGCGTTGTAGAAATCAACGTATACTTCTCCTTCTGGGTCGTGATAGTGGGTACATATTCTATCCTTCGTTATCCAGAAGTTATTTTAACATTCCTAAATTGCTTAATATATTCTAACATCTTACATTTTTTAATCTTTAATTTTGGAACTTTTCTATATACTCTCCATAGCTTCCATGGCATATGGTCTTAACTCAATCAAATCTCCATTCCCTGACCAGGTGTTCCTCAAATATTGAGACTAACGCCTTTAGAGATATGGATATGTGCCTGCATCTTCTATTTATGTTGAAGTAACAATCGCAAAGTTGACATTGTGTCCTATCGCAATTTATTACTCTGTTCTGGCATCATTGTAATCTATACCTCTATAACAAGCTCGCATTCTAATTACTCTTCTGGAAGATCTAAGAGATATCAAAGCATATCCTTCTTAAAATTCAATTGAACCTTAAGAAAAATATAAAGTATATCTAGGTTAGATCCCGCAAAAATTAACTACGATTCTGTTTCTAGGAGATTTAAATTACATAATGTAATCATAACTAGCTTAAAAATAACTGGATTCTGGGTACTTAATTCCTTCTTCTTTCTTTCCTAAGTGGGCTAATGGGGCATTGAGCTTAAATAGTTTTTCATGGCTAGGGTTAAGGAAAAACTATTTATCTGATAATTCTACTACAGTATTGGCAAATTAAAATTCATATTCTTTGGATGGTCCTGAAGGTGCAGTCACTCCTGTGACGTGTTCTGCAATGTATCTAACTAATTTGGCTCCTATATCTAAACATCTTTCATATATTGTGTCTTATACAAAATCCATAGCTTTTTCATTCATTAGTATATGGATTGGGGTCTTGATTATCTCTACATCTTCTTCATTTAACTTATCTACAATTTCATCAACAGTGGCTGACACATCAACTTTTCTCACTGGAGTTGGTACAACAACATCTTTCTTGCTCAATAATCCCATACTTAATCTAAGTCCTGCGATCATTTATTTTCCTGCTTCTGATATTTCTACACTCATCTCTGGATCTTTGGTCTCCAATTTTGTTAATTCAATTTTTATTTAGTCATCTCTATCTTTTAATTCTTTTTATTCTTCTCTAAATCTTGTCAATTCTGCATTTTCAATTTTCAGTCTTTCTATCTCAGCAGATTAAATTAAATCTGCTGCTTGCTTTGCTGCTTTATCTTCATTTTTCTTGTCTTATTTCTCTACTCTCTATTTTTCGCGTACCTCCTCTGAGGTAATCTTATTATTTCTTAGTTTATTTACTTCATAATAATAATTTTTATTCATAAAAATGTGTGCTGTGGTATTATCTTTATTTGGAACTATTATAAACTCATGAATATCGTTAGCTTAAACAATGTGAATATTCTCTATGAACTTGACTTTTGAGCCTAAATAAGTTTAAGCTTTTAAAATCCCTTCATTAGTGGTTGTTTAACATTCTTTAATATCGATATTTGGATATAATCCAGTCCATACTTCTTTCAACTATTATGCTGACATGGCAGAGATTTCTTAAATGGGATAATGTAACATAACACCTGCAGTCAACATGCACAATTCTTCACCCTTATCATCACAAGAGTAAAAACATACTGATTTAGTGTTTCTGTGTTTAATTTTCCATACTGGGAAACCTTTGACAGTTTTATTTGTCGGTTGATATAAGAAGAACGCACTTGCGTCATGATCTAAATCTTATACTTTGGTGTTAGCACCTTTCTTATTTCTAATTGGTCCGGAAACTCCTGTACGCATACAGGTTTTGTCTTACTCAAAAGACGCGCTCCATCTCACGCTAGAGTGTATACAACTTAAATGTAAGGCGGTTGTATCGATCCTTTCTGGGTTGGTGTACTACATTGTGTTTTTAATGTTAGTTCTAAGATTAATTTCATGGTTGTCCAGACTCATGAAGTATTGTAAGTTTTTGTATTCAGTTTCCCTCATACAGATCAAAACCCTCGGGTCTTAGTCAGATAAAACTTCAAATCCTGCTCATATGTCCAGTGACATATGAACTGACAATCAGGTTATTGTTTACAGAACAGTTATTCCTATTCCTTATCACAGCCTGTGAGCGTTCAATTAAACACAACGAAAATCGTAACATCAAAGTCATTTAAGTCTTCTGTTTAGTTACAATATATCCTCCTGCTCTACAATTCGCTCATACACCACTATCTCTCGCGAGATCCAGACGTACTAGTTAAACTAGTTTCACCTCTGTTGGCTTGTCATGCTGACTAGGCTCAGCTCACCGTCCCCCATAAAATACTCAATTATATTCTATGAAAAGGTTTGGAGATCTATG